CGATCTTTCAGATGCAACCAACAACTTCCCTCTTGAAGTCCAACTGTCTGTACTCCGAGCAATCGGATGCCGCTGGGAGGACGTAGAGCTCTTTCATCGATTAGCAAGGGCCCCATGGATTAGCACCCATGAGATACCCAAAACCTATCGTTGGACAGTTGGCCAACCACTTGGTCTAGGACCTAGTTTTGCAGCTTTTGCCCTTACTCATGGACTTTTGGTTTGGTCCATTGCGCGAGCTAATCGGGTAACCGACTGCTTTCGTGTACTCGGTGACGATATTGTCATTACCGAGGAGAAGGTCGCGAGGGATTATCTCCAAGCGATGCAAGATTTAGGCGTCCCAATCTCGAGGGATAAAACGATAATCTCCCCACAATTAGCCGAATTTGCTGGCAAAATTGTAACGCAAGATAGTATCCTTGCGGGGTTGAAATGGAGGCATCCTAGTGATAGGTCCTTCATTGAGGTCTCCCGATTGCTCGGGCCCAAATCTACCGCACTCCTTTCGGAACGGCAGAAAAGGGTAGTTGACTTCTTATCGGTCCTTCCAAAGCCAACTGGCTTTGGTTGGAATCCTAACGGTATTCCGTTGGAGAAGCGCTTAGCTCTCGAAGCTGAGTTCAACTCCTTCAAACTTGAGGAAGAGAGGACTTACCACCCCCTCCAGCGCAAGTGGAATCGGATTTACCGTTCCCTCAAGCAGCCTTACTTCAGACTCCGGTTCCAGGAATTATCCTGGGACCCCGTGGTTGGTGAAGCTCCACGGTCTACGAGTCGTGAACCCACGCCAGTGGGTTCCGGGAGACACCTGCTCTCAATTGCTGAGATGACAGGTAGTCCCTTGAAGTTGCCTATGAGTCAGATTACACCTTTCTTTGAGCGTGAGCTCAAAGCTAGGGGCTTCGTCTGCCTCACTTCCGATCCTGATCCTCGCGGATTAACAACCCTCGAAGTTCTGGAAAGGAAGATTGCGAAACTCCGATTCAACATGGAGCAACCAGCTTAATGTTACTGGTTCGTCGCAGG